TTTTTGTAACTCTTTTATCGAAGTGCCAAGAACTCCTATTCTATTTAACCGAAACTGTTCTTCAATCGATTGAGTGCAGGTAGGGCAAACCTCATTTTGGTTAAAAAAGTCACTTTCTTTCCCGACACTCTCCTTTTTCTGTTCGATCTTACTGCGAAGATTTGTGAGTTTCCTGACTTTTGAAGAAGCATCAATAAAGTTTTCCAGATCCTTCTGTTTCTGAATAACAAGATCACTCATCTTCTGAGACTCCTCTTCGAGAGAAGAAATCTCATCAGTGATCTTCTTGATTTTACTTTTTCTTTGATCAATGTCTGCTTGACCACTTTCCTCAATTTGTTTGATAAAGTTATCCTGCATAGTAACTTTATCTTTAAGGGAATCCTTTTTAAGTTCTAGGGTTCGAACTTCATCCCTAGAAGAGCGAATCTTTTCTTTAATTAGGACATTCATTGAGGAGAAAATTTTAATGTCCAGAAGATCCTCAATCACTTCTCTGCGATGTGCAGCAGAAAGTTGCATGAAGGGAATGAAAGTGCTGCTTCCGAGAATTACAATCTGAGTAAAGGATTTGTAATTCATTTTAAGAACGGACTGCTCGAACCATTTCTGCTGATCAGCAGCAGAGGCATGTTGATCTAACAGTTTTCCATTCTTATGGATTTCAAAGATATTTGGTTTAATACCTCTTACGATTTTCCAACGAGTGTTTGAAATTCTAAACTCAACCTCAACGCGACAATCTTTCTCATTTACACTATTGAGAAGTTGTGGTTTATTGATTTTACGATATGGTTTGCCAAATAAAGAGAACGTAAGAGCATCAAGCATCGTACTCTTACCTGCACCATTGGTTCCAATGATTAGAGTTGTTGGCGAATTTGTCAGAGTAATTTCGGTAAATTGATTTCCAGTTGATAGGAAATTTTTCCAACGAATCTTTTCAAATAAAATCATGATCGATATGTTTTGGAGGTATTACAATGTCATTTGGAGTAATGATCGTATATTGATGATCATTGATTTCACAAACGTGATAGATAAGTTCTTCGTCAACTTCCATTACGTTCATTTCGGGATATCCATCTTCTTCAAGGAGCATGGCATATCTAGATGCATCATCTTCCTCTTCGAATATGTAAAGAATTTTCTCACCATCTTCGTTTGCAACCGAATATGCACCAGTTTCCTCTTCTTTTCCGTAAATAGTGAGAATGTACATATTAGACTAATTCACACGCTTCTTGGTATATAGAAGAAATTATACCCTGAACTCTCGATTTGTCTAGGTCAATTTCAGACTCGTCAATATATCGGTTCAAAATTGACAGAGTATCTTCTGATTCATATGCAGAGAAACTCTCTTTATCATACCAACCACTGAAATCATGGTTCTCTACAATCTTTAAGTCTGCAACTCCCGAAGAGTAAAGTTTGTCAATAAATCTTTCGTACAATTTATTGTCAGTCTTTTTGCGAACAATAACTTTTACAATCTTGTTCTCATAATGCGAAGTATCAAACAACTTATAGTTTGTATCTTCGTAATAGATGTTATGAAAGAGTTTATAAGGATTGTCCACATGAACATGTTCAAGAGTTTTTGTATCAAAGATAGTAAACCCTCTTGTATCGTTCACATCATTCCAGAACATTTCATAAGTATTTCCGAGATAGAAAATCTTTCCATCATCAGAACGAGTGTGGTAATGACCCGAAAAGACTTTTTCAAACTTTTTGAAGGAATCTACATCCATTCCATCTTCCATGACATGACCACGATGTGCATAGAAACCATTGAGTTCTAGGTGTCCAAGAGCAACCTTCGACTTTGTTCCTTTAATTTTGAACAAGGTCTTCTCATAGTTTTCTACATTGATCCAAGGTAAAAGAAGAAATGGATCTCCATCAAGAGTGATCTCATCACACTCAGTATAAACCTTGATATTATCGTAACCAGACAAAAGAAGACCTGGCGAATTTACTGAATTAGTATTCTTGTAGTAAATATCGTGATTTCCAGTTACAAGATGAACATCATACTTTGACAGTGGGTCAAGAACGACTCGTTTTGTCCATTCAAGACTTTGATAATCAATCGACTTGCGACTGTCAAATGCATCTCCCATGTGAATCACAGTTGTGATTCCTTCTTGTTCTAGGGTTGGAAAAAACAGGTCTCTATAAAAAAGTTCAAAATAATCTTGAAATAATTTTGACCCTCTTCTGGCTCCCCAGTGAGTGTCTGTCAAAATAGCTACTCGCATCAGTTTCTGAGTTTTGCTGATATAGATTCTTTAATTGAATTATACTCTGATGTGGTGTATCCGTCAATGTCCCCATCCTCAGAGAACACAACTTCATAACCACCCTTCTCAATGATTCTTGCTTTGATCTCCATCTGCTTCTTCTCCTTCTGAATGCGTCTCAGGAAAGCATAATTAATGATTTGAGTGAAGTAAGCAAATGGATTCTTTGACTTCTCTGGATCAAAGTTATAGATGTATTGAACGCAATTTTCAATACCATCACTAATCATGTCCTCTTTGAACATGTAGTTTACAAAATTAGGTTTGTATGAAAGGTGTGTTGCAATCTTTAAGAAACACTCTCCAATGTAACGAGGAATCCTAGGTCTCTCAGTTCCATCCTCCATCGACTTAGTAACTTTCTCTCGATACTCAACCAAAGCAGCAAGAAACTCCTTGTTGTTTACATAATGCTCTGATCTTTTTCTCTTTGGCATTGTATTAATAAGCATAAGATTTTCCAAACTATGTAGATATTATAACATTTGGAAATCTAATGTACAAGCTTGACCAATATTAATTCTGTAAGTAGAATACCTTTGTTGGGGTTGATAGATGAGGTCTAGCTTTTCTTAAAGATCTTTTCTAGCAATTCTTTTGCTTCGTTGACACTTGAAATATATCCCATTTTTCTATTAATTTTTGGTTCCTTAGTTCTCTTCATTTTGTTAAATTGTTTAACAAAATTCTGATACAATGAGATAATCTCGATGTCACTGGACTCACTCATTGTCATCACATTATCCATATCAATTACAAACATATCCTCTGTTGTTGTTTTTAACCAGGGTTCTAATTTGTATCCGATAACGCTTCCATTTCTTTCTACGCTTTCAATGGTGACTGGATGATCCAGAATTAGCATTGTTCTTGATTCTTCTTCTGACGCAGCAACTTTTGCAAAGATTTCTTCGCCAGATTTTAGTTTTATTGTTGAATAAAAATCGTCTTCTATCATGTCTTTAAGTTAATCGATAAGATGTCGTAATTGAACTTCTCCTCGTTGTATATTTTAACTCGTTCAATAAAATGATTTAATGTATAATTCTTTCTTGAATTTTTTGTGCAATCATCAGCAATATCATAAAGCATTGCTTTTACTTTGTTTTTTCCTTTTCTAAGAACTCGTCCAATGCTTTGAAGATTTCTAACTCTGGATTTGCTTGGTGAGGCGAAGATAACATTATGGAGATTTTTAATATTGATACCAGTAGAAAAAGTTCCATAAGAGGCAACGATAATTGCGTTGTTTTCTCTTTCAGTGATTTCTCTTACTAACTCTCTTTCTTCTGCGTTCACTCCACCATGTACAAAGAAAACTTTTCTTTCTTTGTCAACAGTATTATTTAGGATCTTGTAAAGTATTTCACCATGAGTTGCAACTCGACTATAAAGAATTAAAGTGTTTCCATTTAAATCCTTTGCCAAGTTTGTAATAAAAGTATTTCGTCTTTCATGTGATATCAGATATTGAATTTCATCTTCATAAGTTTCAAACTTGTTTGGCGAGTGCTTTAAAACTAAACATGTAATATCCAATTTAGATACATGACCTTTCTCCATAAGTTCAGCAGTTCTTGTAATCTTATAAGCTGGTCCAAACAACCCCTCTAAGACCCATTTATGCGTCTGTGTGCCGTCCAAAGTACCTGTGAACCCAAATCTATACTTGGCATGGTGTAGATTGGTCATAATGGAGACCAGAGACTTACTTTTGAAGAGGTGTGCTTCATCTCCGATAACTACATTATATCTTTCGAAAAAAGATCTAGGTAACTTATATACAGATTGCCACGTTGTGATTGTCACTGGCATGTCTGTTTCTTTTTCCATTCCAGAATAAATTTTGTGACAATATGACTCAACATTCCAACCATAATCTTGAAAGTCTTTATACATCTGTTCTACAAGAGATGTCGTCGGAACAACTATCAGGATATTTTGTTTCTTCGCTGTATAGTACCTTACGAGCGAATAAATCATCAGAGATTTACCTGATGCTGTCGGAGATATTAATAGTCTTCTGTTATGTCGCAACGCATCGTATACACCCTCAACCTGATAGTCTCTGGGATCATACTTGCAAATAGATTTCATATAGTCTTTTACCCCTTCACGAGAAATCAACTCGTTTACTTCAAAGGGAAGACCGTAATATTTGTTGTCAGTAAATTCGTAAGTATATCCTCTTCCTTCACAAAAACTTACGACCTTATCTAAAAGTCCAACGTAGATTTGTTTTGTGTTTGTGTTATATAAATGAATCTCTCCGTTCCAATGCCTGTTCCGATACTGAGGCATGAACTTTGCACTTTCAACTTCGAAAGTAAAATGATCACGAAGTTCATAATCAATATGAGGTTCTGCCTTTACTTTCAGAAAAACCTCATTTGATTTTGAAATAATTAAGTCAGCCATTCACATGATTTATATGCTATGGCTATTTATTATCCCAGTCCAGCAATGAATTTATTGAATTCTATTGCGTTTTTAATTTGATAATTTCTTTGATGTATCTGTTTTAGAATGTCTTCTAGATACGTCAACATTGTATCATAGTAATCAATTTTTAGAGATGATGATGCTAATTTTTCATCTGCATCAAGATACTTAGTCATTGTATCTTTATCTCTAATCTTTTTGGGAAATGGGTTTTGGACATAAACATCAGGATCTGCTTTTCCAGAATAATATTCGTACCTCTCATGACGAATATTTCTCCTCTGTTGTTCTGCCTTTTTTCTCAATAGAAGAAGATTGTTGTAAAGATCATAATACTTTGCATGTAGAGCAGGAATCTTCAAAGACTCCGTATGCAAATTATCAGGATCAATGACCGCATCTTTTTCCCACATCTCTTGAATTTTTTCAAGATCAAAGGTCATAATTTTTTGCCAGTCATATCATAGATGTCGTATATAGTATACTTGAAAGCAACCTCACTTGTAAAGTATTCGTAATCCTCCACAGTTGCATCCATCTGCAATGCGCCAAGAGAATATGGGAAAATATTTTGAAACTTTACCTGAAACTGAGGTAGATTTTTACTATTCAAAACAACCATGGTTGCGTCAGAATATAAGTTGTTTTGATCAGTAAATCCAGTATAATCTTTTCCGTCTTTTTGATAATTATAAATTTCTGCAAGACTTTCTGGATAAGCGATGCCGCGAATCCAACGTTGAATTTCCATATAGTTCTTCAATTCTTCATCAACTAAGAACCTTAAAATTAGATCCTCAAATACTGGTTTGTCACCTGGTAGAGGAATATTTTTCAGATATGTTGGTTGCTCAGCAACTCCAACAGAAAACCCAGGTATGTTAACTTGATTTCCAGTAAAAGAAACGTAAGGTGCTCTATTAATTGTAAATTCAAAACCAACGCCAGCAAGATAATTCCTATTTCTCAACTGGTCATCGTTGACATTTCTTGGTGCAGTTCTTTTTCGAGTGCTTGCCATTTTTTGAACTATTTAGATTAGATCAATCAAATTTATTCAAAAAGTTCTTATTCTTTCTCACAAATTTTGTGCAGTATGAGTCAACATCCATATTCATTTGATAATGAGCATGTATGTGAATGGATTGTATTAGAATAAACATTCCAATCAATACCAAATTAAAGTGAGTTATTGGAGATTTTAGAATTTTATTCATAAAAAAGGGGGTTCTAAACCCCCGATATTTTATCACAAAGTTATCAGAAACGATACTTAGTACCGACTTCAACTTTCCAATCAGTCTTGGATTCAAAACCAAATGCTTCAATCTTTGCTTTGGCTGACAGTTTATCGGTCAATTTGATTCCAGTGCCAACCTCAGCAGCAACGAAAGCATCATTTCCACCACCATCTGGGGTTTTCAGACCACCACCAAATTCAACATAAGGTGTGAGTTTACCAACTTTGGCATCATAACCAAGACGTGCTTGATTTTGCATACCAGCATAATTATCATCAGATCCTTTAAATTCAGA